ACCAACAGATTTATAATTGTCACGTTTGTCATATTCCTGAAATGAAAACGGGCAATACGGGCAATTTCTGGATTAGCTTCTACCCCGATGAATTGATCTTCTGAATTGTAATTTGCTTCAATCCATTCACCAATATTACACCCAATATCAAATATCTTTCTACTCATAATTTTATCCATTCTTTAGGAAAGTTATTTTGTCTCTCTTGTTCACCATCCATCGTGATTTCTGAGGAGTATATAATTTTTTTATCTATGTTTTCATTAACGAATGCAGCCCACTGGCTAAATGAACTATTTGCTATTATTAAATTCTGACATCTTCGCATTAAATCCCAGGTTAGAAAATCTGATAAGTCAATAAACACTAATTTTGCTTTGAAATAAACCTGCCTAAAATGTACTTTACACCACGGTAAATCATCAGAGAAAATATAAATCAAATCACTGTTCATTTCCTGTAATGCTTGAAAATAATAGGAAAAAGGCAACGTTTTAAAGCCTGTTGTTGTTAAGTAATCCCCTCTGCGAACGTGAATACCTGTTACAACCCTATTTTCAGCCTGTTTAAGCAAGTTTATATACTCAATAGTATAAAAGCACTCCTTAACCTTTAAAGTCGATTGTAGCCCCTTTAAAATAGGTTGATAATATGATAAATATTGCCAATATCCCCAAAAATTACAATTATCAATTGTTAATAAAGTGGGTTCATACCCTTTTTCATGTATTTCTTGTTGATTCAGGAAAGGACTAAATGGTACTTCAATATCATATTTATCTAAATGGTATTCCCTGGGGGAACCTTTTTGACGACAATCAAACCACGAACGATCATAAGCAACCTCAATACCATTAGCTTTCTGAACTTGTCCAAAAGCATATTGGTACAATTGATTACCTAAACCACCCATTAATTTAATCACGTTCATTATAGTATCTCCCATATATTAGCTTTCCTGAAACATTGTATTGCACTATTTAGGGAACAGTTAATAATTTCAATTCCTGTCCCCTCAATATCTTTTGCAATCACTGAAAAACCCTGTAAATGTTTTTTCATTGATTCTTTTATTACATCTAAAGGGCTTGAATAAACCTTGTGCCAATGCTGGTTATTATTTTGATCTAACTGCATATCAAACCCCAATAGAATAATTCTTTTTGCTCCAAACTGAATAGCTAAATTAATAGCAGCAGCACCAGAGTTAAAATTCCAACTTAATAAACCAGCAGGGGCAAATGTTATCCCTTGTTTCTTCCTTGGATTTCTTGCTACTAATTTAACCCGGGAATCACGTATTTTTTCTGATTCAAAAGAAACACGTAAACCGTTAAATGCAATAATTTCTTCTTTTCGTGTTTTCCAGAAATCATCATCCCCAAAAAACAGTACATCAATCCAATCACCTAATTTATAAGCCATATTAACTGCTATAATATGCTGGTTATGTATAGGGGATAAAAATGGAGAATACACCGAAGCATCTTCTACACCTATATAGACTTTCTCTACCACTTCCGTAGGTATCTGAAACTGTTCAATCAACGAAGTTCCCCCACCAATGACTATGCAGGTTCCATCTTTCCAAATTTCAGGTACTCTCCACATATCCCTTAATTATTTAATGCTTTACACAATAATTCTGCATCTTCCTGAGTAGGTAACGGTGTTATGTTAATCGGTTTATCTGTATAGCGATTAATTACATTCCATGCCCCCACTTTTAATTGTTGAACCTTCCATGTATTTTCTTTTGGTGCGGGTTTTGTTACTTGATTCATCTGATTGGCTAACAAATCAGCATCTATGCACTGTAAAGATTTCAGAAACATTTGGGGTATATCAGAAAGAAACGCATCAAACACCTGTCCCGGTTTAATTATACCACAATCAGCAATTCCACGTAATGAACCACCTCCAATTTTCTTCCAACGTAATTTAATTGGTCCAGTTTCTACCACCTTCTTTTCTTCCTTCATTTGAGGTTCTGGAATTAATATCTCTGGTTCTTCCACCTGTTCTGAAATATTATCCTGAATTTCTTCAATAATGGTTTCATCAATTAGTTTCATAACTTCTTGAATTTCTTCAACTTCTTTCTTTGCTCTTGCCATGATTAAACATTTTTAAATTATTGAAATAAAATGACGTGATTAGTCAATTTATTTTTTGAATTAAATGCCACTTGCCAAATGTACAATACCTGTTTTATTATTGTGATCTGAACGGATTTGAGGTACTTGGATTGTCATTACCTTAAATTTGGTAATCATATTTCCTTCAACACCCCATTGTACGTTCTGGATTCCCATACCCTGAACTAAACGAACCACATCAGGTGTCATCTGTACTAAAAGAACATTATTTGCTGTCAACGTGTCAACAGTTACAATATCTTTGATACCAGCTAACTTCATAATCCTATCACGGATAGTGACATTGGGGTATGCTGTTGAATAATCGTTATCCAATACTGCCTGATACAGTGTAGGAATGTAAAGATTCCAAGGACCATAATGTAAATCTTCAATTGAAGCTGCAATCATTTCCTGAACATCTGCTAAAATCTGAGCACCTGTTTTTCCACTTGCATCCCAATTTGTGTGTAGGGTTACATTCGATTTGTCAGGGTAATTCAGGTAAGAATAAATCTTAGTTGTTGAACCACCGTAGGTGTAATCCACATCGGTAAACAACATCTGCTCCAATTTCAAATCAATAGCCCTACGTGCCATAGCGGCATCGGTTGTATCCAAAGGATTTCCCATGTTCCTACTTAATGACAAAGTTCTGGCACTGATTTCATAATCAACATGCAGAATTGGAATAGGTAAGTAATGTGTATCGTACACCGGGCGATTGTTTTCCCCACGGGTTACACCATCCATTGTTAAGATAGCCGTCATCTCACCTGCCTGAGTGTGCCATTCGAGAACAGTAGTTCCCATTGCATTACCGAGATTGTACACCAAACCATTTTTGATAAGGTCATTTATACCCCCTAAACGGGTCTGTGCTTCCGGTAAAACAGCAGCATCCAATTGTTTCCACTCATCCCTGCGAAGGGTTGTTTCATTGACGTGAAACCCAGAATTAATCTGAACTTCCCGATAATTACGAATATCTTCCGCATCCCCACTCCCTGAATAACAGGTTAGGTAAGTTCCGAGGGCATTTCCCCTTGCATCCCGTTTTACATACGGTCTCATCTTTCCAGGGTCAACCCTGCCACCGGTCATCTGCATTCCAGAGAAACCAGCTCCACTTGCATCAATATAACCTACATTTTCCATACTATATTTCCTTTCTTTTAGATTATACGGATTAAGATTCTGCGATCTGCTGTTGGCCAAGTATCCGAACTTGAAGACAGGTTTACAGCTTCCAAAGCTACTCCTACAATACGGTGATCAACAGCATCAGCAGCATCACTTGCAGCAGAACTGTACACCTGTAAGAAACCATTACTAGCAGATTCCAAGAAAGCCCCTACGGTAGCATTTTCTCCATCATCCAGAAGTGCAAATACCTGATCCCCACGTCCAGGAATCCAGCACTGAACTTGTTCTGCTGCTACATATGCTGTATCAATAGCCCTGCCTTGAAAATCATCTTCAACCGCAAACATTGGTAAAGCTGAACCACTTGGTGTAGCATGTGCTTGCACCGTTCCCGATGCATTTAACTCAATTAACATACCGGGAATAATTGCAGCAGCTGCTTTATATTCCTCAAATACATTTAACCAATTCTTAATTTTAATCGTCCTTCTCGTTGTCATACCTTAGTCTTTTTTAGGTGTAACGTTTACGCCTGCTGGAAACATCATTTCAGCTGTATTTGTTTGCAGTGAAAATGCCTGTTGTCCATTTGCAGAATAGTTTACGGGAGCTGGATAGGTTTTGCTTAATTTTTCAAGCATCCCAGTGTCCATTCCTTTTAGTTCATCCTCAGTCCAAGAATCTTTTGCCGAATTGGCAAGGATTGACTGAATAAGGTTTGCTTTACGTTCTGCATTCAGAACCAAACCAGAGCGCAACGATTCCCGAATCTCTTCTGGGGCTGCATTTAGAAACTCATCAACAGTTTTATAAACTGCTGGCACCTGAACCTCTTTATTGACAATCAATGCTTCTGGTTCGATTGGGGTCATCTTATCAATGATAGTTTCATCCAATCCCATCAACATTTCTTTGTCTGCAAGAGTGTAGGTGGTTAATTTGTTTGCAATGAGTGCTTCAACTTTTGACTCCTTACAAATCGTACCTTCTGGGCACGGCTTTTTTACATCTGCCATTTTCTGACCTCCTTCTTTATTTGTTTGAACAACTTTATATTTCAATTCCTTTACAACCTCTACTGGAGCGTCTGTAAATTCAATTTGATCGTTTGTTATAGTGTAATTCTGTTGGTATAACTTTACAATAGTTTCTTTCCCAACCTGAGTACGTTCCCGATATATGAGATATTTATCGTAGATTGATTCTGGCCAACACTCTTTCAATTCGTTCCCCTGAGAATCTTCTACTTTCATTGCATGTAGTTTATCCCACATCATCCGACTAATATCATCATACGATAATTGATTTACCTGTAAACTTCTAAAGTCTACCAGCAAACTGTTCTGCATTGTTATGTCTTCATTCGACATACCCTCCTTATTATTAGTTTGTATAATTGTATAATGATTTCCACCAGAAGCACGCCCCGTAGGTTCAGAAGTAACTGTATGTTTACTTCCAGTTTTTCGATGGGTGAATTTCATTTTTGTAGGGCTTACTTTTTCAATAGAATAATCTTTACGAACCTTTGTCATGTTACCTTTTTTCAAGGAACTTGCTAAAGATGCACTACCTTTATCGACAGCCCAACTATTTTTATTATCAACAGTTTTTCTTTTTTTACCACCCCCTTTTCTTGGTCCACTACCTGGTCCACCATTTACTTCGATTTCATCATCAGATTCAAAATTATCCATATCAAATTCTTCAATTTCAAAATCTTCTTCTAATTCTTCATCAACATTATTGACTAACTGTTTAATCTTTTCTAAAACTTCCATATTGTTTCCTCCTTTCTTATTTACCCGAATTCCACAACCATCCGAAACGGAACAAGCACCCTGATCTGAGGGTAGGATTGCAAGATGGTCTGGTTTATGATTTGTTGCCCGTGCTGTGTAGGTTTCTCCGTTCCATTCTCCTTCTTCTTTTACATCATCTGTAAATACCCCGATAGAAACTTCCAGAACCTTGTTTGCTTTTAGTGCTGCTATTGTTGTTGGAGAATGGACAGCAGTTTTATCAACGTTTACCCGAATCTTTGCTTTCAGTTTCTTCCCTTCCATCTTTGGTTCACACACATTTCCAACGATCTGTTCCTGAACCTGATTTACGGATATGTAATTTCCAGCCACATCTTGTGGATGATTTATTACTACTGGAATGCCTTCCCAAGCTGCTGTTGATTTACTTAATTCTATTGCTGGGTGAAATAATGGGCCATGTGACCCTCTGTGGACACCCTCTACCATCATTACTACCGGGGCAATAAGATAGTTCACTCCATCTATTGTTTCTTCCAGTATCTGGTAGGTTTCTATTTCTTTATTTGCGTAGGTTTGCATATTCATTGTCTTTATTACTTTTTTAAAAAAAACTTATTCTAAACTAATTGATTATCAATACTTTATAAATGTTTACTTTCTTACCTTTACTTTTAATTCATTTATTTTTCTTACTTTTTGCTAACTAATTGATTATCAACTTCTCTATTTTTATCTTAACTGCCTGAGAATCGTTTATACTTTTTGGGGCTTTCCTATTCTCTATCTAAACAAATATAGAACGGTTAAAAATGAGTTAAGCCCTTAATATCCTATTATTTATTTTCCATATTTTTTTAAAAAATACTTTCAAATTAGGTTTTTTTAAAAAAAATAGTTAACTTTGGTCTTTAGTTAATCATTAAACAACTGCTCACTCAGTATAAAAAGTGGATACAAAATGAAAGCAAATACTACAATTTCCAAAAAAGACCTTTACGCAAAGGCAGTAAAAATCAACAATCAGTTTGTAAACTTCTCTACTATCGAGGGTAATTCAAGTCCCGAAATAGTTGAAATCTGTACCAAAATCCGTAACCGGGCCGAAAAATCTGAAATAACAGTTCGTCAATTCTCAGACCAACTTATTATTAACCGTCTCTATCAAATTTCAAAGAACCTTCCTGATGAAGGTTATTCAATGGGTTCCAGAGTTGTTGTTTCTGTTTTAAAATTCAGAGCATCCGATGATCGTACTTCTGAATATGCTAACAGTTGTAAATATCGTGCATCTCACGGATCAGTTTATCTAAATTTAACCCCGGCTGAATTCCGTTATACCAAAGTTATTGCAAACCTAGTTACCTACATCTACCCAAACCAGAAATCAAAAATTCAGAAATGTTACTGGTACGTTCGTTCAGGTTATAAATCAGCTTTTCGTTTAGTAAAACAGGAAGGGTTCATTTACGCTGGTTTCCATGCAACGACTAAAGAACAGGCTAAAGCAGGTGGTGAACGTAATATACAGTACCAGAAAGAACAGGCCAGAAAAGCTGAAAATCATGCAAAGGCTTTACGCCTTCAATACTCTTTTCAGGATTCTCTCAACGCTGGTAACTGTGAAGCTGGAACCCGTGCTTTCAGCCTACGTTTAGGTTTGAATTCAACAAAAAAATACAGGGGTTCTTTCCTGCTCAATTTAGCAAAGGAGAAAAGCCCAAACTGTGTTTACCATGTTGAACGGATGATCAACAGTAAAGTAAGAAGATAAATAATTCAAAGAACGTTTATTTTATAGAGGGTTTAACAGCCCTCTTTTTTTATTGTAATTTTTTCCAATCATTCAGAAAATGATTAACATCTTGCATTGTCACACCATAAATTTCAACCCAATTCTCAGCTTTCTTTAAATCACCATTGATTAAAGTTAAAACTGAAAACACCTTATGTTTTATATCTGTCAATGCACTTACAGTTAATTCTGCGTGCATCTTAGTTGTTAGTTCTTCTTTTAATTCGTGTTTCATTATTTCTTGAATAAATAATTTTCAAAAACTTCTCTTTGTGTCTGGTTCATTAAATTTAATTGCCCCTGCCAATTTGAACCTAATAACATACTTTTTCCAAACTCAGTATTAGCCCACTCATTCATAGGGAATGTGGCTGCTTTTGGATGTTCAATAAAGTATGTATTTAAAACTTCTTTTGCTTTTTGTTTAAATGGAGCAACATTATTAAAAGTTTTCAAAATATCATTTGCCTGATCACGTGTGACCTCAAAACCATATTTACCCCAGGCATATCCACCAACATCAATATTAGCGTGAGTAGAAACAAAATTTATCTTAGCATTTTTGTATTGTTTATAATAAGTTGCTAAAACATCCCTACTCATACCTTTACCCTGTAATTCTTCTGGTAGTTTAAACAATTCATGTTCCACCCAATTCTCAGCATCTCTTTTATAGAATGATCGAATTAACTTTATATCTGACCCATTATATTCCCCAGTGTAAACAACGTCAATACCTTTTCTAAATGCTGTATCCTCAATAGATTTTTTAGTCCACTTAAACCCATATTTTTCTTGTAAAGCCATTAATTCAGAATCAAGTTCAGAAATATCTAAACCGTTCATGTATGCTTTATATTTCTGGGCAAACATTTTAGCTTCTTTTGGGTTGAGTTTCCTGAACCCGTTATTCTCCATGTATTCCAGAACCCCTTTTCCTGTGTTAACCGGGATACGTTCCTCAATTGGTTTAATTACTTCCTGAACCTTCCCAACCGTCTTAACACCTTTCTCAGGCATTGTCGGAAGTGCAATACATCGGCAGTTAGGGTGGACTGGTATCATTCCCTCAATCTCATTTAGGTCAAATATTTTACCATTGTTTTTTGCACATTCGGGACAAACATTAAACCCAGCATCTACCCATTCAGCTTTCACAACAACACCCTCAACAGCCCAGTTCTTATATTCCTGAACCATAGCAGAATGGTGAGCCCTTATTATTTCGGTGCGTGCTAAAGTCATTGCCCTACGTCGTGAAACTCCAGTAGCATCAACTATTTTACCAGCTAAACTTCTCGGACCATCCCCATCAACCATCCCCTGTGAAAGGATACGACTAATAGCAGAATCCATCGCTGCTGTAATCCCTTTTAAGTCCTCAAAAGTACGTGCATACAACATCCCAACCCTATCCATGTGAAATGGGGTGGACATTGATGCTGATATTCCACCTGTTTCTTCTATTCCCGGGGTTCCCATTCCAGCAGCACCCATCTCATATCTTGCCCGGGTTACTCCACGTTTATAGGAATCCTGAATATATTGATCTGTCCAAGCCTTATCAATCGGGGTTCCAGAAGTGTTGATAGTAGTAGTTTGTAATAACCCTTTTCGTTCCTGATCTTTTACCCACTTCATAAACTGAGAAACTTTGTCCTGCGATGTGGAAAACTTAAATGCTTCTTTTCCGGGTGTCTCATTTACTGTAATAATCTTTACCAAATCGTGTTTTGGTTCAATCAATCCAAATATATCATCCTCAATAATAGCTTTCTTAATTTCACGACATAACATAGAAAACCTACGGTCCATATCCTTCATGAACTGGGCACGTAGAACAGTTGTCCGGGTAGGGTCATAATTCTGAGCAGCTTTATTAACTACTATCAGGGATTTATAATCCACCCGTTCTTGTTTCTTATATGTCTTTATTGCTATCATTCGTTTTTAACCCTATTTTAAGGCGTTTTAAACCCTTATTCGTTTTTAATAGTGTTAGGTATTACTTTACCCTTTTCAATCGTTTCTACAGGCTGATTTTGTACAGGAATTTCAGGTATGGGATTACCGTTCTCGTCTAATCCCTGTTTCGTGTATTCATCCTTTATTTTTTCTTCTTCGTCCAGTTCTTTCTGTTCCTCTATCTTGTATTGATCAATCATTTCCATTACCAACGTGATCTGATCTTGAGACATACCTAAACAGAATTCATAAAATGCTTCTGGTGGCATTACAGATTCAGCACCTACATAATTCTTGATTGCTTCCGAACGAACTTTACCAACATCAACTTTATCTTTCTCTGATTGAGTAAATAATTCTTCCCATTGTACTGTGTATTTCTTTGGGTTTGTTTTATTCCCTGATTCTGGGAGTACACCAACCGAGATTAACTGGTTAACTAAAGGACGAACTATATAAGGTTCAGCAAACTCTTTCCTTCTGCTTGTACAATAGGCATTCCACTCATCTGCATCTTGACCTGAACTTAATTCACCACGTTCACTACCTACTAACACCCTAACAGGTATATTCGTAACGGCTGAAATCATCATTAGCTGTATATCAACGTGCGTTTTTGGATCGGATATCTGTGATGACAAAGCTTTTAGATCAATGCCCTTTGTTTGTAGTATCCTGCGTAGGTTATGTTCAAACTCATCAAATTGATCTTCCAAAGCTGCTTTTTCAGGTTGCCCCATTGTATAACCATCCTTAACATCTGCTTGCATCCCGGGACGTGCCCCTTTCCAGAACATTTCTGCTGAACCACCAACAATCTTTTCCAAATCCTTTAGGTTGTTGAACACTACTTCCAAGCGAGAACAAGAAGCAATTTCAGATTCTAGAGGTTCATCCACCACATGGATAACCCTCGTATAATGGACCCGAATAGTTGATTGTGCTGTACCATCTGCATTACCTACGTTGATACTATATAATAATGGCAACCCATATCGTGGATTTGTTGCATCGGTTACGTAGGTTTCAATCGTAGCATCATTCTGTGAGAATGGTTTTACATATAACAGTTTATTTGTTTTGCTTGGTAAAATAGGATTGATTAACTCCTCATTTGTTTTTACATCGTTAAATCCTAATAATAGAATCCCATATTGTCCCAACCCGGTTAATTTATCCAACCTAATTAATTTGCTCTTTATTTTTAGTTCATTTTCAAGAGCTACCCAAGCTATTTCCAGTGGGGTTTCCTTATCATCGTCCGCTTCAATTATTAATACATCACCTTTCCAAGTGCGTTGAATAGGACGGTTAATAATAGCCTTAGCAATACCGTGGCGGATATACTGAGCAAGAAAATCCCGAAAAGTTAATTCAGTAGGATAACCGAGAACATCATATAGGTTTCTCATTCCATTGAATGAAACTCCCATTGTATTTGCAAGACCAAACCTTGTGGATAAATTACCCATTAAAGGAGTTGATTCATTTACTTGTACTGTTTTATTTGGTTTTGTTCTCATACTTTATTACCTCCTACCATAAATTTCTACTTGCTTCGACCCTGTCAATTTACTGTATGCCCCAGAACTTGCATCCACCTGGTCCTTATACATAGAAAAAGGGAAGAATCTGAACTCTTCCAGATATTCCTTATTCCAGTCCCCTTTTAATAGGGACACCTGCCCTGAATTGACAGAAACAGAGAACGGGTCGGCCCGGTAAACCTTATCTCCATGTGGTAGATCGGCATACGCAGCAAATCCTGTAAGATTCTTAGTTGTTGCCTCAGCTGATTGTTTACCACCCGACCCCGGTTCCTGTTCGTAATATATTTTTACTGCTACTCCATCTGCTTTTGCAGTTGATAGTATTATTTCTTCCCTTTCTTCTGATGCCCACCTGCCTCGTTTAACATCCATAACAATGAATTGGTTTCTTACCAATCTTGCCATTTTAGTTCCTACCGTGTAGCAAGCTTTTCCTTTCCCATCTGCTTGTTCCTTTGTCCCTGCTTTATCCCAGTAGCGTACTATTTCCAATATGTCTACTTCTAGTGGCATACGTTCTATTAATGAGAAATGGTCCACTTTGAACATGCCTCCAGAAGCGGGTGTTGGGGTTTGTAGGATTTGAGCAGCATACCCGTATTGACCGAGTGAAGATTCCAATTCTTTTAGTGAATTTACTGACAAACGTACAGGGTCCAATAAACCATCTTTATAGAATTTTACAAGTTCCTGTGGTTTTACATTCTCAGAACCATTAAATATCTCTCCAGGTAGGCAAACATGTTTTATCCTTAATCCAGGTTTTGCTAATAAATATGCAGAAGTGTCATTCTGGTGTAACTTCTGTTGAATACCTATCATAACAGCCACTTCTTTATTTACTTTCCTTGTTGAAAATTCCGATACCCAAGTATTAGCAGCATCCAACATTGTTTTAGATTGTGCTTGTTTTGGGTTACTTGCATCATCCCAGAATAACCCATGCCCATGAAACCCCATAGGTGATGTCCCTACGGATGTTGAATAGCGATTACCACCGTATAGTAATTGAGGAGCGTGCCCAGGACTGACTGGTATTTTCTTCACAACCC